ATCCAAATATTGTCAAAATAATGACCAACCATATTTAAAAAAGTCAAAAATGGTTGATTACTATCATCATTTTTTATAAAATCAGGAATAGCATATTCTAAATTATTATAATTATTTAAGTCATATTCTTGAGCAGATCCTGTTAAATTATTATACCAGTTTATAACAGTAGCAGTTCCTGTAGATAATAATTCAAATGGTTTTTGTGATCCTGATTTAGGCCAAGCATATGAACTAGATTCAAAGTATAAATAATTTTCATATCCATCAAATTTAGATACAATGTCATCTATACTGGCAGAATATTGATTTATAGTTGTTTGGAGACTAGAAGTAGTACTAACTGAGGAGGAATAAGCTGTTATAAAAGTATTATAGCTTTCAATTTCTTTAACTTTATTATAAAAATTGACTAATCGTTGATTTGCAGATCCAAAAAATACAAAATTATTAAAATCAGTATAATCAACATTTATATTAGCACTTTGAGTTGCTAATAGATTTAATATTTGTTTATATGATGAATTTTGTAAGTTTTGTAATCCTGTTACTAAATTAGAATAAGTATTATAAGTAGAAGATACAGTACCTTGGTTACTGATAGGGATATTAAAATTAGGGCCTCTTAAAGTAGGAGGAGGTGGAGGAATTACTAACTTATCTAAATTTAAATCAAAGTTATAAGAACTAACTTTTTCCTCAACTACCCATAAAGTTTGTTTTTCTTGTACTTCTAAAGGTAAAGGTTGATATAATTTGAATAATATTTCATATCCACTAGTAGCTTTATTTAAAGCAACATTAATAGCTACATATTGTTTATTATTTCCAAAATTTAATAAATAGTCTACATAATAATCTGAGTTATTAATTTTATCTATTAAAGATAAAGCTACACTTTCTATTTCATCATTTGTAAGAGTAGTTGATGCTAATCTTATTTCTGTTCTATCTTGAGATATTTCTTTAATAAAAAGAGCCTTATCAAGATAATTAGATAAAACATTAGAGAAAAAATTATAAATAACATTAAATTCCCCAGAAGAATATCCTAAATCTTGTAAATCTTTAATAGGATCTATTTCAATAATAGGATATAAAGAACTAGTAGGTTGGGCTAAAACTGATGAGACTCCTACATCGGTTGTTTGAATATTTCCAGTAGTATTAGGAATATTTTCAACAGCAGGGGTTAAATTGTTATTTGGAGGTAACTTATATCTTAAATAATTGTAATTGGAATATAAAAAATTCCCACCAATATCATAAGCATGATATTCTATATAATCATTTTCCCCTCCAAAATTTTCTTGAATGTTTTTACTGAGGAGAAGATTAATGTCTGCTTCAGAATATCTAGAAACGGTAGTGGTGCTTAGTATATTTCCTACTATTTTAATATTATCTGCCATTTACTTATTTAATTGTTTTACTTAATTCATCAAGAGCTGTTTGGGTATCTAGTACTTGTTGTCTTAAAGTTGTAATTTCATCTAATAAAGCCTGAATATCGTCTTGGTTTATTATTACTCCTAAATATTCTGCTTCTTTTTCTAATATAAATCTATGAGAATTGGCATCTCCTTCTTTTGGGATTTGATAAAATAACTGGTCATATAGTTCGAAAAAATCATCTAATGTAAAAACAGGTGTTTCTCCTTCTTCAGCATTATTTAATAGTTGACTAAATTGAGTATTAATTACTCTACTAAAAGTATTTTTATCGTATACTATTTTTTCTATAGGAATTTGTTCAGACATATTATCTTATAACTTTAAAGTAATAATTATCATCTAATACTAATGTTGTTCCTTCTATTGTAGTTTTAATTAATATTTGATAATAACGTTCTGGTTCTAGTCCATTCATATAAACATCAAAATACATACCAGTAGGATCACAGCTTATTTTAGTGAATGTTGTATCGTAATCTACGACAATTTCCTCAGTATCCAAATCTTTTATTTGATAGTATGAAGCTGTAGGTAGTGCTTTATTTACAAGATAAACAGAAGTAGACTGAAATGCTCTAGCGGGATATCTATCGCGTACGTTTATTCTAAAACGCTGGATTGATCCTTGCTGATATTCGCTTTGATTATTGGCTAGTGTAGCTACTATATTTGGTGAAGTAGCAACGGATAATGATCCTGTATTGTATGTCCAATCATCCCATCTTATTTCTAAACATGGAGGGTAGATTGTGTGAGTATTAGCTGAGAAATATTTTGTAGTGAAATTAGAAGAAGTAACAAATTCTAAAGAATCTTGATATTTTAATATAAATCCATTATTATCAAATGTTTCATTATACCATTCATCAACAATGTTTGTTACTTTCATTTCTATATCTAAAGAAGATACATGATTAAAAGATTGAGAAGCATAATATTGTACATCCCACCATAGTCCTCCTCCTACAGGTACTTCAGAAGAATAAGAAGCAGTAGCTCCTGCTGGATATGTGTTGGGTACCCATACACTTCCACTTATCTGATCTGTATATTCCCAGCTAGTTCCATCTGTTGTGATGGGATTATTTAAATATCTTCCTGTGCCTACATTCCAATTATATACTAAAGGATAACAATATACTTCATAATCTAAAGGAATCTGTGATGCATTAGCTAAGGATAGTCGTAAATATACATCATATAAAGCTCCACTTACTTTATTATCTATTATATCTATTATTTCATCTTGTGGAAATTGAATAAGTGGACGAGCTACTTGACTACTAGTAGTATTAGGAATAAGATATGCTCCTATTTCTAATATTTCATCTAACCCTGAATTAAGTGTAGGGTAATAGGAATAAAGAGTCGCGGATTTTTCCGGGAATATTTTATAAATTGCCATAATTACATGATTACTACATATAAATATGGTAGACTATAACCTTTAAATTACAAATGGTACTACTCTACCTTGTATGTCTGTATCAGGATATCTAACTTCAAATATACATGGATCAACAGAAGGATATATATTACCCTGTCTAGTTGCCCCTGGTATGTCGTATGCATATTGAGAATATGTTGCTCCTGTAGAGTCTTGCTTATTTATTATTTCAATTTTAGTAACAGATTGTACTCCATTTACTTTTAATAAAGTAGATAATATGTCTGATATTATAATGGGTTGGTTAATAGTCCAATTATCTATATTAAAGAATGTTTTAAGGGCTAATATACAATTAGTTACAACATCATTATTATTATATCCGCTCTGTACTACTATATCAAAATTAATACCTATATTAACATAAAATGCATCTTTAATATTAATAGCATCAGTAACCATTCTATATTGATTAATATAAGACGCTAAGTTTTGCTTTAGTGTTGCAGGAGCTGTTACTAGTTGCTTATTAGAATTATAAGCTAATATATACATGTCTAAAGATAATGGATTACGCTCTTCAGTATATGCTACTGTTGGTGTTGATAATGAAGTACTAGCAACATCCTGAGTAACATACACTTTAGCTATGGAGCCATAATCTGTTGGTAATGACAAAGCACGAACTATATAATCTTCTCTAGTTACAGCACGCAATTGAGATTGATAAGCATATAAAGCATTATTACGAATTTCTTCAATTTCATCTCCTCCTCTTCCACCAGCTGCTGGGGAAGGATTATTAGATACTATGCTGTCTATTGCTTGTCTTGCTAATGGGTTTATATTAGGGTCAATTCCGCTAGGTAAATACATTTGAGATCTGTCTATAGTTGTTAAATCATTAGAAGAAACATTTGCTCTTACTCCTCCTCCAACAAGATATCTAACAACAATATCATTACTTGGAGCTAAACCATATTCTTGAGTAAAGAAAGGAGTAGCTTTATTATAATTATTTAATATATTTGAAACTCCCGGTATTAACCCTAATTGTAGATTATCAGGATTAGGTAAAATTGTACTATCAGATGAATTAGATAATCCTGCTCCAAATTCTAATTGCAAAGTTCCATCAGATAAAAATCTAGAAACATATCTAAAGGGTACTCTTTGGTAATTCACTAAATATGGTACTCCATCAGAAATAGCATTAGGATTAGTAATACTGTTTAATACAGAAGATTGTGCTAAATATGGCACTTCATACCATTTATTTCCCTGAGTGTCAGTAGCGTCTAATATTTGTAATATATTAGTATCTGTTATTTCAGCAATAGAGAATTTTTGAGGAGTAGTAAAAGTTAAAGTTGTAGATTTAATTTCAGCAGATATTGCTTTTACCTGTTTTTTTAATAAAAAATAATTATCGCTTGTTAATGTTATTTCAGTATTAAAAGTATCAGAAAAATCTACTTTATCTGTTGTTAAAAATTTAAATCCTGTGCTGGTTGAAGTTAAAATAGTGTTTGTTGGTACTATGACAGAATACTGGTAATCAGGAACTAAATTTCCTGTAAAAACATCCACTTTTGAAGGAATTAATTGATATATATCTACAACAACATTAGAAGCATAAGATACTTTAGGACGATATCCTAGCATATATGATAAGGCATAAAGATTTTCTTTTTCTTTAGCATACATTAAAAATGTTTCTTGAATTTGAGTGTCAGCATAGAAAGAAGCTACGTCTCCTATATAAGCTGCTAATTCAATGAATATAGCTCCGGGGTTAGCGTCTGAAAAATCATTATAGGTATTAGGGAAATAGGTTTTAGTGTAATTTATAAGATTATTCTTAAAATCACCAAAAGTTTTGTTTAAATATGATACTCTGTTATCTGCCATTTTATATAAATTCTACTGTTATTTGATCTGAGGTTCCTGAAATTATAGAAGAATATTGAACAGTTACATATATAGTATGTCTGTCTGTATCTGGAGTTACTAAAACATTATTTACTATTATTTCAGGAACATATCTATTAAATCCAGATGTTATTATTTCTTGAATTACAGGAGTTAAATCCTCTGTTATATTTTCAAATAGTACCGGTCTTAAATCTATACCGAATTCAGGATTAAATACTCTTTCTCCTTTACTAGTAAGCAACAAATTAATTAAATTATATTTAATTTGTTCTTGGGTACTATATGTACTATTAAAAGGTCCCTTAGGACCATTAAAAGGTAAAGAAACCCCAATTGCAATATTTTTTTGCAAATCTAAAGGATTAACTCGTACTGTTTGGGGTATAGGCATTTTATTCTAAATTTCTTAATCCTGATTTATCCATTGGTGTCATATTAGCTGCAGCGTCATTGATAAATGCTAGGTATGGATTTACTTTTTCTCCGGTTGATTCATCAACAGCATCAATAACCTTTAAGTCATTGCGTTGTGGTTGAAAACCAAATTCAGCCCCCATTTTAGCCATTAATGAATTACGCACATCTCCAGATAATGGAACTACATCAGCACTAGTGAAATTAAATGATTTATTTTCACGTAATGGTTGCTTGTTTTGTTTAGCTAAAGCCTCATTAATAATGTCAGGCAATTCTTCATAAATAGCCTCAGTTACTGCTTCTTTAATTAATTTTTTAAATAATTTGACGTTCATATAAATAAATATTTAAGCTATTAAATTTTCTCGATCTATTATTAATTTTAGTTGATCTATTAAATCATTTGGGTCTAATGTGAAAGATAATTCACTTTTTAATACTTTTACATTATTAGTGTCAATAGCCACAGCATAGTGGCGTTTATATCCTCTAACTATAAATTTAGGATTATTTTCTTCCTCAATAGCAAATTTAAATTTCTTATAAGTTTCAGGGAATATACCTAACGTTA